GAATTGAGAAGTCTTGAGCATTAGTTGTAAACGGTACTGGGTCAGTAGCATATACAACCTTTACAGTTCTACCAGGAGTAATGTAATCTCCAATGGTTACTGTCTGTGCAGTAGCACCAAATGCTGTCGCATCAGCCTTGGAATCCCAAGACCAACGACGCACAGGAATCCATTCAAGAGATGGACCTACTGATTGCCAGGATATAGAAAGAATGTTTTGGATGTTTAATCCATCAAAATCATATGTTGTTTGAGCAGCATTAAATGTAAAGGTAGTTACTTTGGCGGCAAATATAGTAGAGCCAACAGCATTGACTGTATCATTGATAGCCTTCTTGATTACATAGCGTGGAAAGGTGGGAGAGATAGACACTTTAGTATCTACTGTATGGGTTGCTGCAGTAGTTCCTAGATAACCACGACCATAAGGAGATACGGTTGCTGTATTAGCAACACGGTCAAATGAATCTAGCCACATTAACTCTTCGTCAATTTCAACTACGCCTTTACCTAGATTTTCAGTAGAGCCTAAGTATAGAACTGTAGGTGATGTAGATGATGATGTTAGGGTAGTAACTGCACTGCTTAAGTGAGTTGCCCTATCTTGTTGATAGGTATAACCTGCTAGGTTAATACTTACCTCATTGATTAAATCTGTTAATGTAGTTGTCATTAGGCGTTGATGCTCCGTAATGCAGCAGGTGCTGCTAGTCCTGTAGTTGAAGCCAATTCGTTGCAGATTCCATCAATATCTTTATAATCAGCAGGGGTTGTTTTACCCGCTAATACATTTAAAGCACCAACGGTTGCAAGTCCAGTAGTACCAGCATAGGCATTTGCTGCCCCTTGCTCATCAAGATATTGTGTTACATCAGTGATGCCAGCAAGACGATTAAGTTCTGCTGTTAGGCTACTGCCTGCTTTACCAAGTGCCATTGTTTATCCTATCTAGGTGTAATGATTTTCTTATTAGGTGTAACTAATTTTGATTTAGGTTCTTCTTTAGGCTTACCGAAGAATGCTGCATAGTAATGCTCATCAAATGAGAACCTCTTCATATGTGGAACAGTTGCTCCAGTATGGCAATACAGTGGAACTTCAGCCTTATCGCATAGTACAAAGAAGAATATATCTTCACCTATGAACTTAGTGCCTCTGCCCATCTCCATAAATAACTGACCATCTGGTGCTATCTCACGAAGTTTTGGAACTATACTACGGTGCATTAGGACGAATCCCATACCCGCTGCATCTACCTTTATCAACTGATTAACTGGTAGGGGATGTACTCTGGTTAAACCAAAGCCACCATCACCATTATTAACGAAGTTAAATACTGTAGGTAGTGGAGCCATTAAAGGCTCTTCTGGTGTATCTGTAGTAAAATATACTCCAGTAATTAATGGACGCTTCTCAGCATCCTTATTGTCCCATAATAACTTAAACTTCTCTGGACTAATTACTACATCTGAATCTATCCACAGTAACCACTCGTGTTCAGTCTTATCATACCAGTAGTCAATACTTGTCTGTCTTTGTCTGGCAATTTGATTGCCTTGACTTCTTAATGTTGTAGCAAATTCTACGCCAGACTTTAGCATTACATCTGCTACGCCTTGCATAAACTTTCCATCTACCATTCCATTATCACACCATATTAGTGCAACAGAATCTTTTTTGCTCATAGTCCCCTGTGTCCCTATCTGTACTTTGCTGCTTTTTTGGCTATTGCTTTAGGTTGTTTTACAAACTGCTTACCCTTTTTATTACCTTTAGCCTTGGCTCTATTAGTAGCAGCCTTTTCTGCTGGAGTTAATGCTGCCCAAGCAGCCTCAGGTAAATATCTTTTCTTACCCTTAGATGGCTTACCATCAGAAGTTTTCCACTTCTGTGCAGTCCAATTCTTTAAAGACTTCTGAGATTTAGCAAGTGCCACTACTTGTAACCTCCGCCTGCTTTCTTATATTGCACAGCAAGTAGTTGTGCTTTACGTGCTGACCATTCTCCTGGGTCTCCACCCTTAGAACCAGCCTTAATCTTCTTAAATAGTGTTGCTCTCATACCAGGCTTAGTATAATTACCAGCAGCATTTACTTTAGACTTAGCCTTTTTCTTTGCTACCACTTTACTTTATCCGCCCAATAGGCTGCAGACATCTTGCCTTTAGCAATATTCTTACCGTGTCTTGCCTTGAAAGACTTACGTTTCATTTTCATACGCTCAGACTCACCAGCCTTTGGTTTACCAGCAGTGCTTGCACCCTGCTCACCAAATCGGATAGTCTTTACTTTCTCTCCAACTTTAGCCACAACTACGTGTGACTTCTTTGGATGATTAGGAGTACGCTTTGGCTTGTTGAAACCAGATACTCCAGCCCTTTGTAATCTTGAATCTTTCATTTGCTCCCCTTAATTAGTTCTTTTGTCTTAGGGTCAAGGCGGAGTTTTTCCGACCCGTCCTTACGTAGAATAACTATTACACCGTCCCGTATAATTGATTTATTCCAACCGTCGTGACGCTTTCGTTGACCCGATGACATTAGTTAATTCGCTTTCCTTTTGAATCATAGCGTCTACCTCTAACTATGGCTCCAACAAGTTGCCCAAATTGCTTGTCTTCCATTTGGCGAAGAACATTTGCACGAGCATCAGTTCCTGGACCAGAAGTATTACGCATCTCACTTGTGGCACGGTACGCCTGAATAGATTCATTAATCTCTTTGGCAACGTTTTGAAAGTAATTTGGTTTTTTAGCCATATTACTTCTTCTTGCCCATTTTCTTTATAACTGCTTTCTTCATAACCATTTTCTTGCCTGACTTCTTGGCTGCTTTCTTAGCCATAGCCATTCCTTTTTTAGAGTATGAGTACTCTTTTCCATTTACCATTGGCATTAGATTTGTCCTATCTCTTTCATTACGGTTGCGGCTTTTGGAGTTATATCTTTAGTCTTAGGCATAGTGTCCGCATTGTACGCTTTACCTAATACTTCTGAGGCTCTATGCGCTTCTTGTATGTGTCGCATAGTTGTTCCTGCTGGTTGTATTCCTTGTGCTCTTGCGTCCCGATAAGCCTGTAACTCAGAGTTCCATTTCTTATCTGGAATATCACGTTTAGCATCTCCAGAGTTCATCTGAAGAGTTAATCCTTTACATCCAAAACATCCATCTATTGGAGTTGGGTGATGTTCCCAATGTTTCATATGTCCCCTATGCTGCCACGAAGTTTGCTTCTGTTACTCCTATATTGGCAGCAATCAATGCTGCCTTAGTTGTATCATTAACTATATGATTACGGCCACCAACGTAAAACTCTTCATATGATTCTACACTTGAATCTAATGGATAGCGACTAATTCTATATGTTCCACTTTGTTTTACTACAGAGATTCCAACATTTCTTTTAAAGAAATAAAATAAACGGTGTTTACCTATAGGTCCCTCTTCTACACTAGGTGTAGTAAATATATAATCTGCCATCATTCTCCTTAATGAACTTACTGTAAGGCTAGAGTTTCCCCTAGCCCTACCGTCAATCAACTAAGCGATTGAAGAACCTGATTCGATTCTGTATAGTGCTTCTTCACGGTAGCGAGCAAATCCTAATACGCCGTACCAACCCATTGGGCGGTGACGCATCAAGCGGTCAACTACTGGTCCGATAACTACATGTGGCTCTTCGGCAACTGCCTCAGCCAATGCCTGTTGTCCAGCAAGGATTGTGCGGTACACCTTTGCAGATGAAGCACCATCAGTTGCTGAGTACAGACGTGGAGACTCTACGAAGTATGCACCCTCGTATGTTCCGATTTCTCCTGCCCAGATACGGTCTTGTGCAGAGCCGTATTGGTTAGGAAGTAACCATCCTGCAGAACCTGTCTCAGCACGAAGGTCGTGTGAAACTTCTGGGTGGATACCACACCAGTATAGGCTACCCTTGCGAGCAACAGCCTTGTTAGCACGTAACTTGGCTACAGCCTTGCGTAGGTTTGCAGATGAAATTGTTGCAGCAGCAGTAACTGTTGCTGTTGAAGTTGCAGTTGAACCTGAGTAGATTACGTTTGAACCGCCACGCAATGTTGTCATTGCTACGGAATCGATAGAATCTGCTAGGTTGAATGCGATAATGTTTGCAATTGCAGGGTCAACATCTGCAAGAGAGAATAACTCTAATGCACGAGTTACCAACACTGAGTTACCGTACTCGTTAAGAGTAATGGTTACTGATGTTGGTGTTGACATTGCTACTGCATCTGGGTCAGTTGTCTCTGTCAGAGCAGTTGTTGCTACTGAAAGGTCAACATAACGTTGTAGAACAACGGTTGAGCCAGGGATTGCTTGACGTGCTGGACGCTTATCTGCGACTGAACGAATTAGTGGTTCAGAACGGAGAGCGAATTCAAGAAGACGGTCATACGCCTTCTGGACTAGACCAGCACCACCAGCGGTTCCGCCTAAAGAAGCGGAGTCTGTTGATACATATGCCATATCGTCACCTCCAAGTGACTATGAACGGAATTATTGTGAGCGAAGTACATCCAATAATGCATCCATTGAATCTGCATTATCGATGCGAAGATTTAAATCCTCTGCTCGGTCAGGGGTCATAGCATTTTGAGTGAGTACATCTTGCTGCCTTAAGGCTGCTTTATCTATATCACTTACTTTACTTTCCTGTGAAGCAACTGTAATTCCGAATAAATCAGCGTTATCATCAAGCCAGTTATTAACTGTCTCTTCGTTAACCTCTTCTAAATCCTTAAGAACTAATCTTGCTGCTTTAAGGTTGACACCCTTCTTTTCTAGGACTTCTTTGACTGTACGCTCACGCTGCACCTTGGATAATCCCTCAAGTTGCTCAGTGAGTTCTTTGATACGTTTTTCATCGTTACGTTTGGCTTTCCGCAATTTTTTAAGTAAATCGCTTCCATCCAGTTGTGTACCGTTGTCGGTATCTAGGTCGTCTTCGTCTTCATCCCAGTAGTTGTTGCTCATAGCAACCCACCCTTCTATTCGA